AAATACCGAGAAGCAGCTTGCTCCGTTCCAGGAGAACAACATGAGCGATTGCCCCAAGGAGTATCTCGTCTTTCATGACACCGAGGACGAGATGCTTAAGGAGTACCAGGAAGGGGTGACGGAGAAGATCCTCCTAGTCGACGGTAGGATGTACGATCCCTGGGACAATCACTTCAAAGTAGGGGATCCCGAGAGACCGTTCCATTCGGAGTCGGTGTATCCCGAAGGACACATCAAAGTCAAGATGCTGTTCAAGAATCTCTACCCCACCTTCAAGACGTTCGTTGAAGGCTGGCATGGATCCAAGCGGCGTGATCCCGACAAGAAGCGCTACGGCTACTGGGAGAATCCCAACGCCAAGTGGGATTGGTATACGCTTGGTGGGCGTTGGACAGGATTCTTCAAGCTCAAGTCCGATGTTGTTGACGCAAAGATTGGTCGTCCAGGACTCGGTGCGGATGTTGCTCCTCCCGGAACAGCTGATCAGGCCCAGAAGAAGGACATCGACTTCGAGGGGATGCGCAACGAGGTAGGTCAGAAAGCTGGTCAGGAACACGATCGCGCTACTCTCATCATCGATGGCCGTTCCTTCGAGTCCTGGGAGGAAACCTTGAAGAGGGTTGGCGGGGGCAGAGACAAGATCGACCAGGCTCGGAAGGAGTATCACGGCCAGGATGTGCTGAAGGACTTTGCTGCGGCAAAGATCCACTTCTGGGACGATGGCCCCGGGAAGTATCTCGTCTCGAGGGAGGAGTTCGTTCGTAGGGCTCGGGAGAGAGCCATCTCGACCTTCGCCGTCATCAAGGATGGCAAGTGGTACGAGCGTGGCCAGATGGGCTGGTGGGGTTTCGTCCACGACGAGAAGAAGCCTGAGGAGTGGAACAAACAGTTCGCCGAGCTCCTCGATGGGTTGTCGGACGATACGTGGCTCTCCGTGTACGACTGCCACATCTAGGAGGCTCAGATGAAAGCAGTCATCAAAGGGCAACCAATTTTCGACATCCCGATCACTCCCCTCCAGCTCGGGATCCTGAAGCAGTTGTCCGAATCGCACTACGACGCCTACTGCAGATCGATCTCGGTCCAGGGCGGTTTTCTGTATGGGTGGGAGAACCACCAGAGATTCCTGTCCGAGTCAGCGGCTTACGAGAGCCAGTATCGCGAGACGGCAACCTGGAGACAACTCGACACGCTACAGAAGTGTCTTGAAGGGCGACCTCAGCTTCGGGCTGCTGACGAACGTGCGATCGCGGACAAGTTGTCCAGGATGTTCTGGACTCTGATGAATGAGGCAACCCACCGTATTAGCTCCTGGGAGTACGAGGTCGAACTGGAGGACGGACAATGAGAACAATCCACCGCTATCCCCTCGAGGGTCGCAATCCTCGAGGGTTTGTGCTTTCTTTGCCCGCAGATGCTCGGATTCTCCATGTTGGGGTTCGTCCTTCGGATGGAGCCACTCGACACCCCATCATAAGCCACTTGCTACCACACGCTGGACTGCGTTATAATAAGGGATAAGCTAGCATGTTGCTGGCTACACAAGGAGGTGTTCAGATGGCCGAACCAAGCAAGAAGTCCCCAGCAATCGAAGCGTTCCTCGAGAAGATGGCTGGACGCACGACGGCAATCAAGAGCGATCGCTGCGTTCGTCCTCCCGTCGGATGCGAGGGTCCGGCAACTGAGTTCCGCGACGAGCTTTCCAAGCGGGAGTACTCGGTCTCCGGGCTCTGCCAGAAGTGCCAGGACAAAATCTTCGGAGAGGGCTAACGTGATCTACGGCATAAACTTCGGTGCGCCTGACATACCCCACAGCATCAAGCGTAAGTTCCGGTCTCGCATGAAGCTACCAGGTGCGGGACACTGGGAGTGGCACCACCTCAAAGGGGTAGCACAAAACCAAGTCGAAAGGGACGCAATGCTCATGACTGCAGAGCGTCCAGGGCGTAGCGTCCACGTCGAGGAGCGCAAGACAGCAGCTGGCGTATGGTATGGTATCTACATCCGATAACTAGGAGAAGCTGGCATGACGATTGTTCACTTCATGTCCACAAAGCAACTGGACGATTTGTTGGCGATCTTCGCCAAGCCCCGTGAGCACCATGGAGCAATCGACTGGGTTGCTCCTGCCTGGTGGTATCTGGCTTACGCAACTGCGAGGAGTTAACATGTCGTACGAGATCAATGTCGCGATGCTCCAGGGTACTTTAGGGTGGGATGGAAAGCCGGTCTACAACCACCTCTTTGCCACACACGATCGATCGATTGTGTCCCGGCGCGAGCTGAGGAGGGTGCTGGAGGTCTTCCTCGAGAAGTTCCCTGGGCCCCAGTTCCTCCTGTCGGTTACTCTGTGGCACAAGGAGGGGCAGATCCAAGAGATGGAATCGCTCCGTGAATGGATCGCCAAGGGTGGGGAGACACTATGAACCAGATCTATATTGTGCTGTACCTGGATGACGCCGTAATAGGCTTTCCTCGGGTGGTCGGTGTCCCTCAGCGGGAGTTGGCGTTGGCCCAGCAGGTCGCGAACAAGGATTGGGTGGAGATCCTTGGCGAGCCTTATCCTGATGGCCTCGACTGGGAGGAGCACAACGACGAGAGGGGTCACTATTGGGATTCAAGTCAAGACCTCTTTGCCTACGCTATATATGAGGTCCCAGTATCATGAAGCTCATCTGCTGTATAGTGTGCGAGGACGTCTTCAAGCTGACGATGAAGCCTCGTCGGTGTGAGTGTGGTCGCATCGCCGGTTACTACATCAACCGCCGAGAGGCTGTCGTGTCCCCTGAGGCGGTGTCTGTCGCCATCGGTAATGGGAGCTTCCTCCATGCGGTGTCCCAACTTGGACACGATTGGGGGCGTAATCGTCCCCTGAGCAGGGAGGAATGGCAGTCGGAGAACCGCTTCCTAGCATGGGTGCGTCCCAACTCTGGGTCTGGCAACCCACATACTACTGTTGTCCCACTAGAGGAGATCAAGGTCCCATGACAAATATCCCAGGTTTCGATTTGATGGCTACCCAACTGGAGAACGGTCGGCAAGTAGCCAACAAAGGTCAGACAGGAGAGCTGGTCCCCAAGCAGGCGCTTTACCATCTCATGGGCATTGCGGCCTATGTCACTGAGATCAGTCGGCAGATGCTGATCGACGTAGAGGAGGGCCGTCTGTGAAGCCCGTTACGGGACGGCTTGTCAACCTTTTGACCTCCTTGACCCTGACCTTGGTCTTGGTCTTGGTCTCGGGGTGTGTTGGCCAGCCACCGTCGCGTCCTGTCTACCCTGACACTCTTCTCTATCGGAGGTGCGTGTATCAGGCAGATGTGGCGACAGCACCTATGTGGCGCACAGGCGATGTGTATTCCAATCTTCACACCGAGCATTACCATTGGTCTTTGGTGGAGAAGTGCGTCCGTGGGGATGATCGCCGTGAGTGACATGAGTGACGAGTATACAGGTCCAATTCCTGACCACCTACGCTCAATGTTTGAGCGGGTGGACGAACTTATTTGGTCTGGAGCCACTATCCACTTCAAGTGGACATGCGCTAAGTGTGGAGCACGTCAGACCTTCGAGGAGGCGAACAAGTTCTACAAGTCTGGGCGGTGCGAGGAGTGTTCGTCGGTGACTGACCTCTTTCATCATAGTACCCAAGTCGGCTACCTGCTCGTAATGGAGCTCGGAGGAAAGCCTACACTACCCAACTGACGATCGGGGAAATATGTCGTCCACCGACACTTAGGGACCCCTAAGAGACTCTTGAGACCATCTCGCTGGTTGCTATATAATAGAGGTGTAGATAGCATGTTGCTGTCTACACAACCGGAGAACCATATGAATCTAGGATGGCAGAACCAGATAAGGGATCTGGTGAGGCAAACTGTCGAGCCCGCTCTAGCCGAGGATCTTGAAGTGTCCGACTTTGAGCAAGGGCTTATGGCACTGGTTGAACTTCAGCGTCAGGTTGCGGCTCTGAAGGTCGAACAGATCTGGCCTTACTTCAGGCCGAAGGCCTAACATGGAACCAACACTACATGCACCAAAGCCCTTGGAAGTGCACGTCAAACTTAGACTCTTCGCACCTAGGGCTAAGAACCTTAGAGTCCGATGGGCAGGGCCGTGTATCTACAAGGTTCGAGAGGTCAAGTCGCCCTATCACCAGGTCTTCCGAGGCAATCGAATTCTGGTAGCACTGCCGAACATGGAAGGACGGAAACCGTTTACGGATCAGCCTGCCCCTTCCTTTTTGCGACCTTACCTCATCTTCCAGACCTCGGACTATATCGATCGGGATCTGCCCTCCGCCCTCGAGCTGTTAACCGCTGAGCTGTTGCGACGTGGCTTTTCGGCGGTCGAAGAGAGTGCTGACTATACGGCTCGGATGTTGGTTCGGATGAACCACATTTCTTACTGACCACATTCTGTTTGGTAGGTCATTCGATCTTTGAATTGGCCTACTAAACTTCGGGAGTTGGCGACCATACTTAGGAAGTAACGAAGTAGGGAGTTCCCTCAGTTCTAACTAGTTGATTTTTAAGGCTTTAGTAGTTCAGTAGTTACAGTTCGTAATCTATCAAGTGGTTACAAGTTGGGGAAATATGCCACCATATAAATAAAACTAATAGGCAGGGTGGTCATATAGGAATTGTATCTTCCCAATGTGTCTCCCACCTATAGATCACTAAGAAGAACTAGGAAGTACAACTAGGGAACTACTAAAGCCGTTAAAAATCAACAAGTTACAACTTCGGGACTGCCCTACTTCGTTACTTCGTAAAAAAGACCGGCATCCCTCGATTTGGTCAAAGACAACGGTCTTCAAAATGAACTCCGTCGCTAGGGCTAGTCTATAGATGGTTGACGGACTAGTCTGACGGCCTGGGCCCCCAACCGACAAAAAGAAACCGCCCTTACGGGGGCGGCTCCTTGTGCTACTTGCCCGCCTTCTTCTCGCGGACGATCACTTCGATCTCGGCCGGCGGCGCTCCGTTCTCGAAGGCGACCTTCTTGACGTAGACGTTCGACACGCTCGAGTTGAGCTTGTCGACCGCGTCGAAGAGGATCGTCCCGGGAGTGCTGCGGGCGGGACGCATGACTACGATGATGTCTTTCATGTCTTGGTTCTCCGGTTCAGGAGCGGGTTTCCCCGCCCCTGTCTTACAGATGCCTAGCGACCCAAATGAAGAAGACCACTAGGGCTAACCCCAAGGCCACCCCATACATCAGGGCTTTCATGGGTACTACTTGCCGGCGGGTTGTTCTCCGGCCGGTGCGGCCTGCGCTGCTGCGTCCCGCTGCTCCTTGATCACCCGCTTCAGCGGACGCAAGAGGACGTTGCGCGCGTGCTGGTAGATGATGCCCAGGTGCTTCGAGATCGGCCCCGGCTTGAGACCCAAGGCCGCGAGGCCACGGATCGCGTTGCTCTTGTTGCCGTATCCCGCGATGAGGGCCTCTTTGGTGAAGGTCGTGAAGTTCTCGGCCGTCACGCCGTCCATCGTCTTCAGCTCGACCGCTTGCGCGGTCTTCGCTTCGGCGACGGTAGGCGTCGGGGTCGGGGTCGTTTGCGCGGGCACGGTTTGCGCGGGCGCATGTTGCACTTGCGATTTGGCTTTCGCCATGGTATGCTCCGGTTGTAAAAGAACGTTAGTCGCGGCCTCTGAGCCGCTACTGTACCCTGTTTTCAGCGTACACCTATATTATATAGTAGTCCCTTATATGGTAGCAAGAGGTCATCATACGGGCGACCATATGATTTTACTGGTACGTCGGTGCACGGGCTAGCCATAAGGACTGCCTGAGGACTGGGCATTCAAAGTACTGATGTCGCGATTCGGACTAGTCCCCGGTCCTTGGGGTCTAAAAGAAAGGGCCGCTTGCAAGTTCGGCCCTCGCTCCGCTACTTGAACTCGTTCCAGAAACCAGTTAGCGAGGTCTTCATGCCCTCTTGGTATTCGTCGTCGGAGCTGTCGAAATAGTCTGCCCAATCCTTGGTGGACATGACTTCGATTTTCCCGCTCCCTTCTACCAGCTCTTTGCGCAGTTCATAAACACTCAGGTCTGCGAGGTACATTGCATATTCCCAGAGGACGTACCTCTTAATGTCCTCTTCGGTCTTACCCTGTCCCTTTGCCCAATCGACTAAATCTTGGTACTTCATGACGTCTCCTATAAGTTAATTGTCCAACCTGCATCTTCCCACGGCTTGGCGATCTTAGCTAGGGCACTCAAACTACCCATCGGACTTGGGAGCTCGATCAATTTTGTGTCGTGGTCGATGAGTAAGAAGTACTCCCATTCCATTTCCAGGTTCTGTTCGATCCCTGGACTATCCCAAACGTCCTTCCAGTCCTTAATGCCCTCGACCTTGTGATGGTGCGTGTATCCCGATGTCCCGATAGTCTCTGGGTCAGGGTGCGGGTTCTTGTTGGGACCCTCAGCCAACCAATCCTTCGAGGCCTGGACGATATCGAAACCGTCCATGCCCTTCTCCCAGACCTCGACAGTTTCATTAGTACGAACTGCCATTCCACTATGTGTTCCCATTGTGGTCTCCTGGTTAGACGGACTTGAATCTGGTATTGTACAACCACATTGCGAAGTCATTGAGCCGACCTTCGACTGATGTGTCCCTGATGACATCGTCATCTTCGTGTTCCTCGGCAGCCCGCCAATATTCCTCCAAGGCCTTCATGACCTTGACGTGTGTGACTGCCTTGGTCTTGCGCGGTATTGATACCATGCTGATCTCCTGGTTGTTATAACCGTACCACTATATTTATGGTACATATATATTATACGCCGGTCACGAGGGTCAAATCTAGGGCTTGACTATATGGTTTTACCGAGCCGGACTATATAATTTTACCTCCCCTCCTTCGCACGGGCTATTGTATAGTCGGTTTGCGGACTTGTCCTGCCAGGTCATAAATCAGATTTCAAGGGTCATTCGGCACGGTCCAACGGGCTTGGGGGGCTAGTCTATAGGAGCTCCTCGGACTGGTCCCGACGAACAAAAGAAACCCGGTCTCTCGACCGGGTCTCGTTGTTACTTGGCTTGTTTGATCGGGGTGATCAGGACGTTTCTGACGTGCTGATACCTCAGATCCAACATGGTCGCGATTTCCGACCTCGTCTTGCCCTCGCTGTTCAGCTGCCTGATCGCTTTCGACTTGTTGCCGGCCTCGTTGATGAACTTGATCCGGTCGAAGCCCTCCGGGACTTGCACTTTGGTTTTGGTCATGTTGCCCTCGTCTGACTGGTTGACCTATCTTTTGGATAGGTATGATGAATTATTCATCATGTCACTATTATAACGCGGTCCCTAAGCTGGGCGCAACGTGATTGTTTGAATGCCCTAAAACCATCCTGCGAATAGGGGTATGGCAGCTAGGTTTGGTAAACGGGAACTGTTTCGGAAGCCGGTGCTTGGGCTAGGGCTCAAAAGGTTGCGACCGGGCCCATGCCTCCGGAGGAGCATGGTTGTACGACCTTAGTAGCGCTAAGTTTAACGGGCGTGGAGAAGGACAGGGCCCCTGGGTATTCAATATGCTTCATTCACGATTCACGATTCACGATTCAATTGACGTCATTCGGACTAGTCCCGACAGGTCCCCTGGAAGGAATCAAAAACCCACCTTACGGGGCGGGTTTCCGATTTGGGTCTTAGTACGAGATCCGATCTTTCAGGATCTGAACGATGGATTCGTCGTAGATGGCCGACGATCCGGCGTCTACCATCCTTGATGCGTCCTTCATCTTGATACCCTGCTTCACCAAGCTCTTGGAGATGGCGTCCAGGAGCTTTCCATCGAGGTCGATCGGATTGACGGAGTCCAGTTCCAACTCTACGCTCCCGTCTTCCGATCGTGCATCGCTAAGACGTGCACCTCTGATCGTGATACGTAACATGTCTATCTCCTCTAGTACGTTAGGTGGAAGACCCACCAGAGAGCCCACTGTGATGGGCTCTAGCTAGGTCCTACTCTACTACTCCGAGCCTCCTAAGCGTAGGTCTTACTAGTCCGAAGTATATGCCCAGGCTAGTCGTGACTACCACACACATTACCATGACCATACAACCTCCTTATTAAGTTATCAAATAAACTAACTAAGTAGAGTTGATCTCTCGATCAACTCTACTTGTCTTCTTGTTACTTGACTTCTTTTTGTTTCTTGATCGGTGTAATGAGAACGTTTCTTACATGTTGGTATCTGATGTTCAACATCGAAGCGATCTCACTACGACTCTTTCCATCTGCAGTTAATTTCCGAATCGCTGCAGACTTTGTTCCACATTCGTTGATGAATTTGATGTAATCAAACTCATCTTTCTTTTGATCAACTTTAGTCATTTGATTTACCTTTATGTTAATCTAGTTCAACATGAACTAGTAAAGAGATTATAAAACGACTAGTCATAAATGACCAATAGATATTTCTTATTGACAGTCTTCTTTCACTTATATAATAGTCCTCGGGACCTCAAAAAACGTAGTCAAATCCTGCAAAACCATTCGGCCATATTGCAAAAATTTGGTAGCACCACACAAACACCCAGGGACCCCAAAAAGACCCTGAAATTCCTGTTGACAGTCCCATAGACAACCATTTATAATTGGGATATGAACGCCCCTGCTCTCAAGAGAGAGGTCCAAACACAAGGTCCCCAGCCAATCAACGGTAGCCCTGTCCTCTCTTACAGGGCTCAGCTCATCCAAAGAGCCCAGCCGAGGGTCCCCTCAACTGCAGAGGGCCTCCCAGTTGGCTTTTACAGAGTCGACCTCCTCCCTCTCAGTCAGCTCCCGGAGAAGGAAGAAGTCCAGACCTTAAAGAACGCCTACACGGACCTGAGCTTCGAGTATGGCTATCCTACACTTCCAGATGGCCGTCCATTCTGGCACAAGCTCGACTTCGAGCCCAGCTTCGCCTTCGGTAGTTTCCAGATGTACTTGGAAGCGATCCACGAGGGCCCGAGAGAACTATCGAAGCTCTCGACCGACGAAGAACTTCTCCGAATTATGAACCAGGGGCAGCCTCTCCCACAGGCGCAGGGCTCATGGACACCAAAACTCCTCAACGCTTTCCTGTATGAAACAAGCATCCTCTACTTCTGGCGTCCTAGAGCCAAGGCATACGACGTCTACAAGGAGGCTGCCTACCGCCACCTCAGGCTGAAGCGTCAGATGAGTGTAGAGGATGAGCACTTCACCATGGCTTCGGGTCTCCTCCGGGAACTCCGAGAAAAGGTCTTCAACCAGCCCAAATTCTTCGACAACATGAAGCCTCAGACGGCGGCAGACCTCCTGAGTAAGCTGGTTGGTATCCAACGCGTCAGTGTTGGTCTCCCAGCAGCCGGCCCCTTAGCACAGAAGGAGCGTGATGAGGACACCAGCTTCGAGATGATTGTCCGCTCGCTAGCACAGAAAGCAGCTGGGAACGTCTATGAGAATGGGGTGAACGGGCAACCAGTAGGCGAGACCAAAGGGATTCTCAAGGATGTGCTCAAGGATCCTGAGGCCTCCAAGAACATGCAGGAACTGATCATCCGTGTTACCAGAACGGCGCAGCAACGTCTCCCCAATCCGCACGAACAATTCCAAGGTCGTCAATTCAAAACCCGCCAGCGCACCCAGGAACTCATTACTCGGGACGATCTGGCAGGTCCTTACGACTTGACTGGGGCTCCAGGCGAAAATACACCGGGCCCAGAGGTAGGCACAGGGGCGGGAACGGGAACGGGAACGGGAGCGGACAATGCTGGATGATTTCAAGAGGCTCTCTGAGTCCTTCGAGCTCCCTCTTCAATCTGTTCCTTTCAATCAGACAGATCTGCAACTAGCCGTCGAAGGGATCCTCGATCCTCGCTCAAAGGAGTTTCGGGACGCTGTCAAATTTACCCCAGCTACTCTAGCGACCTACAGAACTGGAGGTAGATGGATACCAGCTGAGCACTTGTTATTCCTCTCGAGTATCCTGGCTCATGAGATTAGCCAGGGTGATGCCAGAATCATAGTAGAGCTCCCACCACGCCACGGCAAATCGGAGGAGATCAGTGTCCACACTCCAATTTGGTTCCTCGAGCATTGGCCATGGGCCAGTGTCATACTCGCCACCTATGCTGCCGAGCTTGCTAGCGGTTTCGGCCGTCGTGTTCGTGACTCTTTCTTGCTGGATGACGCAACCGACGGGCCAAGACTCCTCGATGCACGCGTCCGAGATGACGTTCAGCGTACTGACCACTTCCTTACCACCGAAGGCGGCGGCATGGCTTCGGTCGGAATTGGCGGGCCCATTACAGGTCGTGGTGCTAACCTGCTCGTCATCGACGACTACATCAAGAACTGGGCAGAAGCCAGTTCGGATCTTGTACTGCAAAGCATCCAGAACTGGTTCGGAACAACTGCCTACACCCGACTCGAACCTGGAGGCAGTTGCGTCATCCTCGCAACACGGTGGGTATTAGATGACCTAATCGGTTGGTTGATCAAGAACGACAAAGACCGTATGTGGACAGTAATCCGCATGCCTGCAATCGCCGAAGAGAATGACATTCTCAATAGGGCCCCAGGTGAAGCACTCTGGTCAGCCAGATACCCGATCGACAAGCTCCTCCAGATCAAGAGTGTTGTGGGGGACTTCATCTTCAACGCCATGTACCAGCAGAATCCGAAGTCAATCGGCGAAACAAAAGCCGATCCCGAGCAAATCCGAATCGTCGACCAGCTGGAAAACCCACAGCTCTACCGTTGGACTCGCTCCTGGGATATTGCAGCAACTGACGGCAAGAAGAAGAAGAAGGGCGACTGGACTGTCGGCATCCTCATCGGGACTAACGGTCGCCCGGGCTTACCAACAGCGCTGACCTGTCTGTACGACATGCAGCGCGACAAGTTGTCTCCAGCTAAAGTTGAGGATCTTCTCCTCAAGACCGCGCAGACAGATGGTACTGGAACTCCGATCGTCATCGAGCAAGAACCTGGTAGTTCAGGCAAAGCATATGCGGAGCACCTCGCATCGAATGTCCTTCGTGGTTACTCAGTAACGATCAAACCTGCAGGTGGTGAGAACAAGTGGATCCGCGCCCAGCCCTATGTAGCGGCGGTCTCTCACGGCCGCATCCTCATGCTTCGGGCCGTCTGGAATCAGATTCACAAGGATGAGCTGAAGGACTTCCCGAATGGTCGACATGATGACACGATCGATTCCGCAAGCCAAGGCTTTAACGAGCTGCACCAATCCAACATTCTTATCCCAACGTGGGGGCGTCCTCATAGTCAGGACTCTGGAGTTGTGAGGGGAGATTCGGGTAAGCTCATCCAGGGCGTAGTTTGGGGTCGTAGAACACAACTATCAATTCCAGGTGTGAGGTAAGCAACTATGGCCACAGACAAAGTAACACCAATCAGGCAGAACGTATCCAACCTCTTATCCAGAATGGGTCTCGCCAGACTCGCTGGGTTGATGTTCGATGGGAAACGTCGTCTATACGACGTATTCGGCTACCCGCAGGTACTCACTGCGAACCACCTTCTGTCGAAATACCAGAGGCAGGATATTGCCAGTCGTATCGTCGACATGCCGCCAGAGGAGATGTGGGCACATCCTCCGAAGCTCACAGAGATGCGCGGCGTCAAGGAGAAGTGGGACGACTTCACGTCCCAGACTCAGTTCTACCAACGGGTCATCCAAGTAGACAAGCTCCTCAGCTTTGGGCCCTTTGCTGTACTGTGGGTCGGGATGAGAGGTGACGCCAAAGTACCGGCTCCGAGTATCTCGAGTGCGAAGGACATCCTCTACATCCAAGCCTACGGTGGAGAGAACGTCAAGGTCAGGACGTACGAGGACAATACCCAACGGCCCCGATATGGACAACCTGTTTTGTACGAAGTGAAGGTGGGTCCAGAGAACCAGCAGAAGACGGTGGAGGTCCACTACAGCCGTCTGATCCATATCGTCGACCGCCCCTTGCAAGGGCTGATGTTCGGTGAGCCCCGACTCGCCCAGATCTACAACACTCTGGATGACATTCTCAAGGTCGGCGGAGGATCGGCCGAACTCTA